CTCACTGGAAATGTTACGGGTAATTTAACGGGTAATGTAAATGCCACAAGTGGATTGTCTACATTTACTAATTTAAAAGTAACACAAGACACTGAGTTACAAAATAATGTTGGTATTGGAACTACTGTAAGAACAGAACTTAGAGTTGCGATAAATCCTGAAAGTGGAAACAGAGTTTTTGTTGAAGTAGACGGTGGTATTGGTATCAAGACTACAGATAGTTTAAGTGGTATTGATATAAATGCTCTTCAAGCATCTGCAATTTTCTCAAATATTGGTATAGGAACAACAGTTGCAGATACAGCAGTTGTTGACTTTGCTGACGCTGGAAAGATTGGTGTCACAACCACTAATCGTTTTATGTTACCTCCAAAGATCACTTCAGCTGAGCGATCTGCAATATTTTCTGTAAAGAGTGGTGCATTTATATACAACACAAGCACTAACCGACTTGAAGTTTACAACGGAACTACTTGGGTTGGTGTTTCTAGTAACATTTCAAGTTCTGGTATAAACAATGTTGTAGAAGACACGACACCTGAACTTGGTGGTAATTTAAATTTAAATAGCAAGTATATTACTGGATCTGGTGGTGCAAGCATTACTGGTGTTGTTACTGCAACTACATTCAGTGGATCTGCTGCATCATTAACATCAATACCTGCTGGACAACTAACAGGAACAGTTCTCGATGCTCGATTAACAACAGTTTCTTCCTCTAAATTAAGTGGAGCATTACCAGCAATCAGTGGTGCTTCATTGACAAACTTAACTGGTGCTGCTGCTTCAACTTACGGTGCTACAAATATCAGTCCTGTAATTACAGTTGATGCAAATGGTAGAATCACAGGTATCACAACAGCACTTATTGCTGGTGGAGGTGGTGGAGATATCACATCTGTAGTTGCTGGAACAGGACTATCTGGTGGTGGAACCACAGGTGATGTAACTTTAAATATCGCAAACACTTCTGTAAGTGCAGGTAGTTACACCAATGCAGACATCACAGTCGATGCACAAGGTAGAATTACAGCAGCATCAAATGGAACTGGTGGTGGAGGATCAAATCTTGGTATCACAACCAACTTATCAGGTTCATTTACTGCAAGTGCAGGAGTCGCATCTACAATTAATACTTACACTTATGGTTCAGAACTGATGTTTGAATATACCGTATTTGTTAAGCATACGAGTTCTTCGAAATATCAAACTCAAAAACTATTAGTGATGAGAGATGGAACATCTGTAACTTCAACTCAATATGGAATCATGTATAGTAGTGATTTACTTGTTCAACTTGACGCTACAATTAGTGGTGGAAACGTGAACCTCAGAGTAACTCCAGAAGCAGGTATAAGTGGTTCAACAACATATCGTCTCAGACGTGAGGTAACTTAATGATCACTACATCTACAGATTCAAATGGCAGAATCATTGTGTCTGATGATGCTGTTACTGATGACACTCCTCAAGAATTTACAGTGTGTGTCAAAAATGAATCAGATTGGACAGAGATTCATAATTATATTATCAACGAGAATGATATAGATGATATTCCAAATCGAAAGATAAGTTGCACGAGTGACATGAACTTCTCTCCAAAGAGAGCAGTCTATTCAATGTCTGTAAATGAAGCAAATATATTAAGGAATCATTCTAAAGTTGAGTGGGTCGAACCATCATCAATGTATAATCCTGTTGTGTTAGAGCAAAGAAAATATGATGAAGAATTTGATAAACATATTGACATCAATCGATTTAAGTTAGATTGCACAAATCGTAGAACTAGTGGTGATCCTGGTTCAACTTTAAATTTTACTCAATGGGGATTATATCGTCATCAATCTACTACAAACAATTTTGGATCTAGTACTACAATAGATGCTGATTCTCAATATTCATTGACAGGAAAGAATGTTGATGTTGTAATTATGGATACTGGTGTTCGTTGGGATCATCCAGACTTTTTAAAACGAGGTGTGTCATCATTTAGCACAAAGGCAGATACAAGGGTACGAGATATTTTAATACATGGTGCAGAAGAATATGGTATTGATTGGACAGCACAAGGACTTACTCCACCAGGCAGTGGTTCATTATCAAACTATACAGTAGGAAATGTATTGTCATCTAGTTCTTTTAACGGTTCTTGGCATGGAAGTCATGTTGCTGGAACTGCTGCTGGAAATCAGTTTGGTGCTGCCTTTGAAGCAAATATTTGGACAATCGCATGTGTTGATAGGTCAGATGTCGGATGGTCAGAACCAAGTGATGGATTTGATTACATTAAAGTTTGGCATAAAAATAAACCAATCAATCCTGAAACTGGACTTAGAAATCCTACAGTAGTAAATTGTAGTTGGGGGACTCGTCAATTTATTTTAAATACTGACGCATATAATGTATCATTTAGAGGGACTTCATATACAAAAACTAATGTAGACTCATCTGCTAGTAATGTACCAGCAGTATATTATTTGTCACATCCTAGAAATGCATTTGGAATAGAACTGACACAATATTATCAATGGACAACTAGAAGAACAACAGGACAAACTGAGGCAGACGAATTAGTAAATGATGCTGACTGTCAGAATGTAGTTTTAGTTTGCTCTGCTGGAAACTCAAACGGAAAACAAGAAGTAAAAGATGGCACAGATCATGGTAATCAATTTACCTCTGGTAATTTATACTATAGTTCTGGATATGATAATTATTACAATCGTTCAGGTACACCAGCGATTACGAGAGAGGGAGAAGATGATGCTGTGATAAAGGTTGCTTCGTTAGATAGTGCGAGACAAACTGGTTCACAAGAAAGAACTTCAGATTTTAGTGATCGTGGTCCGACTATTGATATTTGGGCAGCAGGTTCAACAGTTTTAAGTCCATGGAGTTCTGGATATGATGATCCTAGAGATACTTCATTCCATAATAATTACTTAAATGGAACAAGCATGGCATCGCCAAATGTGACTGGTGTCATTGCACAACATCTAGAATCAAATCCAACTGCTACGAGAAAAAGTGTAAGAAAATGGTTGTTGTCAGAAGGATCTACAGAATTGTCTAGTAGCGATTTCTATGACCCATATACGAGTAATGGTGCAAACGATACTAACTATTGGGGAAATGATTTTAGCTTGAAATCTTCTCCTCGTAGGATACTATATAATCCTTACGCAAATAATACTGTACCAAAAATAGATGGTGTAGTATTATCTGGTGTGTCAGTCACACAAACATAAATATTTAAAAAAGATCAAAAATGGCAGATAATAGTTTTGGTATCAAGGAATTAAATCTAGTTGGTTCTGGCACACCTAAAATAGAAAGTCCAAACAACATAAATTTAAATGCTGTTAATGTTGCGATTAGCACTAACGCAACTGTGGGTGGCACTCTAGATGTTGATGGTCATACTGAATTAGATGGTGTAAATGTATCGGGTGTATGTACTGCTACATCATTTAGTGGTGATGGTAGTGCGTTAACTGGTATCACAGGAACAACAATAAACAACAATGCAGACAATAGAGTTATAACTGGTTCAAATAGTGCTAATACTTTAGAAGCAGAATCATCACTTACTTATGATGGCACAACTTTAACTGCTACATCATTTAGTGGTAGTGGTAATGATATTGTAACTTCGAGATGGGATGTAGTCGGAGGTGGTACATATGCGTTTACAGGGCCAGGCGGATTAAGTAGTGCAAGTCAACCTAAAATTTATCTCGCAAGAGGTCAGACCTACGAGTTTGTAATTAGTAATGCTAGTTCACATCCATTTCAGATACAGCAATCTAATGGTACAGTATATAATACTGGTGTAACAAACAATGGTAGTAGTGTTAATGGTGTAGTAGTTAAATTTGAAGTTCCTTTCTCCGCACCAAATAGTTTACAATATGTCTGCACAGTTCATAGTGGTATGGGAAATACAATAATAATCTACCCAGACTTGAGTCCTTAATCATTTAACAGATTAAAAATATAGGAGTCTTACTTGTTTCAAAGTGAGACTCTTTTTTGTATGGTAACACATGGTCAGTTAACATAGTGGCACACTACCTTTACCAAAGTATATTCTTGTGCTATGATATGTA